ACAATATAACATAAACCTACGCTCTAAAAGTGAACGATATACTATTCTATTTGGGTCACCAACGTATTTCTTTGGGTACGAGGGACGATATATTCCTTTATAAGACTTTGCCATAATTCATATAAATATTAAGTAAAGATATTTAGACAGGTATTATGGCAGACGTAAAATATACAGCATTTAAAGAGAACGTAAAAGTAGAATCACCACTAACATCAGGACAATTTGCTTCAAAAGTTGTATCTGGTAATAGTTTAAAAGATAAAGACAAAGGTGATCCACTTAGTTTCACATCTCTTAAATATCCGCTTGATGTAGGATCAGACGAATTAGGACACTTTATTGTATTTTATATGATGTCAACAAATTCATTAAGCACAGGCACAGTCAATGCTGATAGACAATTCGCAAGTAAAGTAGGATTAAATGCTGGCACGACAATTTATGATACAGCATCAAATCAAACTATTGTTAATGATATAAAATCTCAAAACACAGGTTCTTTAGAAACATCACAAGTAGATAGAGGCAATTCTGTATTTTCAAAAGTGCCAACACACACTGTAACAACAGGTGCTATTACACTGTATATGCCACCAGATATATCGGTCAATTATACTCAACAATATGACACCGGCGAAAGTGCTGGTATTACAGGAGAGGCATTAGCGACACTAAGAAAAGAGAGTAGTGGTTTAGAAAAAATGAAAGATGTAGCAGTAGGTACTATTGCTAGTATCGCCCAAAAGGGTGCTTCTATGATAAGTGAGGCATTAAGTTCTGTTGATGGTTTGGGTGATCCTTTTAGAGTAACAACAAAATCACTTGGTCTTGCTATCAATCCGCAAGAAGAACAATTTTATATTTCACCAGGATTTAGATCCTTTTCATATAATTTTGATTTCTATCCTAAAAATGTAGATGAAAGTAGAGAAGTTCATAATATACTATGGTTATTAAAATATCATATGGCACCATCATTAGAAGGTGGCGCAGGCTTTAGTGGTCGTTTCTTTAAAGTGCCATCCGAGTTTGAAATATTTTATTATTACAAAGGATTACAAAACGATTTTTTAAACAAAATAACAAGATGTACATTACAAGATATGACAGTTAAGTATGGTCCTGATGGTCAGTGGAGTACGTTTGATGATGATAGTTTTCAATCTGTAGGTAATGTTACAGGAGCACCACCTGTTTCAATTTCTGTTAGTTTGAAATTTGTAGAAAATATGTACTTAACTAAACAACAAATTCAAAAAGGTTATTAATGTCAACTTATTTTACTTATTTTCCTAAACTATTGTATGACATTGACAATAGCAAAACATTTAAACTGGTGCCTGATATTATCAGACGAGTGAAAATAAGAGAAGGTATTATCAATAATATAACTGTATTTGATTCGTATGATGTAATTAGTGGTGAAACACCTGAAGACGTATCCTATAAACAATATGGTACAACGGCATATTATTATCAAATACTTTTAATAAACAATATCAAAGATAGATTTTATGAGTGGCCGTTAAGCGACCAAGCATTTGAAGAATATGTAAATAACAAATACGCAAATCCTGCTGGTATTCATCACTATGAAAAATTACAATCAAGCGGACCTCAAACAGGTAACGGACCTGAAGATTATGACCATTATATAGAAGTGAATAGTACCGAAGTTGGTGCTTCATCTGTATCTAATTATGAATATGAAAGAAGATTACTAGATCAAAGACGACAAATTAAATTATTAAAAAAGAGTTATTGTGATTCTTTTGAAACTGAATTTATAAAAACGATAAGAAGATAATATGTTAGAAAGTTTTGATAAAAATAACCTCGATCAAGCAGGTGATTTTAACCTTGAAGTATGTAATTTAATATCATATAGACGTGATGATGAAAATGGTACGCAATTTGAAATGGATATTAAACAAGTTGTACAAGTCGTATCACTTACCGAAGATATATTCAATAAAACAATCACAGGACAAGTAATATTATATGACGCACAAGATGTCCGTACTATATTACCGATTACAGGTTTAGAGAAATTAGAATTAAAATTTAGTACACCAGGTTTTTCAGGTGTTAATGCTGTACGAGGAGAAGGGCATCCGTTTCAAGTTTATAAGATTGAAAAGGTAAAAGTTGATAGTGCCAATCCAAATGCGTCACAATACGCAATATTCTTTGGATCAAGTGAAGATTACTATAACACTTTTAATCGTGTGAGTCAAGCATTTTCTGGCTCTTTAGAATTTGCGGTTGAAAATATCCTACGTAGTAAAGACTATCTTAACAGTAAAAAACGTTTCTTTTACGAGCCAACAAAGACAAGGACAAAGTTTGTCGCACCTAATCGAAAACCATTTGGTACAATCGAAATGATATCCAGTATGGCACAATCACAAAAATATCATACTGGTGGCTATTTGTTCTACGAAAACGTAGATGGCTTTCACTTTCGAAGTATTGAATCATTATTAGCCTTAGACGGCACTAAGCCAAGACCTGCTACGTTTAATTACGTCTATCAAGTTACTGGTGCCGCTGAAAACGATAATGGTAACAAGGTATCTGTACGTAACGTAATTAAAGATTTAGAAAGTGTACAATCCTATGAGTTTTATCGACCAGCCAACTTCTTATACAATATGAATGAAGGTATGTTTGCTTCTAAACTGATTACACACGATAGTTTTTATAAACAAGTAAAAGAACATAACTTTGACTACAATAAAGACTTTTATAAATCCTATCACTTAGAAACAGACAATGATGAGCCAAGTGCGTCAAAATCAGTATTACCATTACACGGTTACGAAGATACACGAACACCTATATCCGAAAACTATATGGCAAAGTTAATGACGTATTGTGATAATCAAAAGATACATAACGATTTTGAGTTTCCACCACTGAAAGATACAATACAAAGTCGATTAAGCCAACGATTATCACTATTAAACGTCAATGTATCACTAGTCGTACCAGGTAACAGTTTATTGCGTGCTGGTGACATTATTAACTTTGATTTACCGTTACAACGACCTGTATTAGACACGACTAAATCATCTAATCCTTACTATTCTGGTCGTTACCTTGTAATGTCCGTATTACACACCGTTGATAGAGAAAGTGGCAAGTATCAAATGGTGTTAAAATGTGCTAAAGATAGTACCGTGACCGAATTACCAGCTGAAAGTCGAATTTTTACAGTAGATACAAAACAAGAAGGAGTTGAAAATATATACAATTCTGATAAACGCTTTACGACAGACGCCGCTGGTCGACTATTAGGAGGAGTGTAGAGAATCCGCCCGCTATGTTAGAAACAATATTTACACTACCGATACTGATAATTACCATCGCTGGCGTGATAGGATATATACTCACTGGCTATCAAAAAGATATGACTGATACCGCCTATATCAAAGCCAGAGAACAGTTTGAACGAGAGCAGAACGCTTTAGACAGACAAGAGCGATTTAGACAAGGACTAAACGCCACTAACGATAGAAAAAACGAGGAATAACAGACAATGAAAGAAACTGAAGAAAAATCAACCCATATACAGCAAACGTATGATAAACTATCTCATCCATACTGTGGAACAGACCAATGCTGTGGTAAGTGTGCTACCGCAAGTACATCAATGGCGATTAAGATAAAGACTGAAGAAGAACGACTAAATGAAGAATTTGAAAGCCATTGTAAAGCCTTTTTTAAAGGTGAATAAGAGATAAAGTCAGGCTTGCGTATGAATAAATGTAGTATATACCGTTATTTTAAAGGCATTTATGTGTATCTGAAGTATGGCGATGGCTTAAATAAGAGATTGCGTAAGCCAGCGATAAATAATGGCAAATGACGTATTCTGTGTGTATTAAAAGACGGCACCTAAGGAGAAAAAACAATGGCTATAGATAAAAATTTTATGGGGCGTAATGGCTTTGTGTGGTTTTACGGCGTTGTTGAAGATAGAAATGATCCTGAATACTTAGGCAGAGTTCGTGTAAGAGCCGTTGGCTTTCATACAGATAACAAAGAGAAATTACCGACAGCTGATTTACCGTGGGCACAAGTCATATTGCCAGTGACATCTGGTGGTATCTCTGGACTTGGCGAGTCACCGTCGGCGTTAGTCGAAGGCAGTTGGGTGTTTGGTTATTTTAGAGATGCTGAAATGGGGCAACAACCTATGATTGTAGGCAGTGTGCCTGGCTATCCGTTAGAGTTGGCTAATACTTCTAAAGGCTTTTTTGATCCCAACGGCGTCTATCCTAAGTACAAAGACGAAGTGGACACCAATAGATTAGCCGTTAATTTAAAAGAAGATGGCGCAGAAATCAATCCTCATTTATCTCTTACATTAAGACGGTCAACAAGAATTACAGGCGTGGCCACCGCAGACTTTAATCCTATTACAGCAGCCGATGGCACCATTATAGACGGAGACGATGGCGACACGTGGAATCAGCCAGAAATACCATACAATACAACCTATCCTTATAACAAAGTGTTTGAAAGTGAAAGTGGCCATATACGAGAATATGACGATACCACAGGCGCAGAAAGAATACACGAAAGACATAGAAGTGGTACCAGTTACGAAATAGACAAAGATGGTAACAAAGTCGATATCATCAAAGGAAGCCATTATACGTTGACCGCTGGCGCAAATAAGACATTAATTGAAGGCGACTCAGATATAACAATCAACGGCCGCCATAAGATATACATTAACAAAGACAATCAGTTCTTTAATGACTATACAATACAAATAGGTGCCGGCGCAAATGTCAACATCCAGGTGGACAGTGGCGACATTAACTTAGTTACCGTTGATGGTAATGTAAACGTCAACAGTGGTGGTGATTACAACCTCAAGGTCGCTGGCGATTATACAGTAGCCGTAAGTGGTAGTATCTTAGAAACCGTAGAAGGCAATAAGACAAGTAATACAACAGGTGCCGTTGTTCATCGAGGCGCTACAATAGACTTAAACCCTTAATATTTGTAGCATATAGCC